CCTGGTTATGAGCCAGGGATCGGCGAAGCCGACTGCACATGCATACGCGTTAAGACTGAATAAATCAGCCCCCATCCTAGTTAGCGGCCTAGGCAGCCTTACCTAGCTAGGGTGTGTATCCTTGTTCCAACCGGTCCTCCCCCCTTGGGACCCATTTTAAGGGGACCCACTTCCTTAGCCTTGCCAGGAATAGGGGTGGGACACACTCTAGATAACATTGACTGCAGACTGGTTCTTCTTCCTATAACCCCAACTTTCGGGCAGCTTGCCCTCCGTCGGAGGTGATAGCCGGCGGTTGGAAGTAGAAACGCAGCTTAACTAACCAATAATGTTAGACCCGGCGTTGCCAGGCCTGCGTTACCCCAGTCACAAGAATAGATGTTATCTACGCTCGTTTGGGATTCTACTTATGTGGATGAAACACAGGGCCTTGCAAGAGGTGAGTGCCTCGCCTGGTCCCTCAGGGAAGATCTTATCCCTGGGGAGAGACAGGTTGCATACATACCGAAGATTGAACTCCATGCCTTTTACAGCATTTCGTCCAACCTATGCTCTTGGTCAACGACCTGAGCACCCACTTTTCCAATCTATCGACTGGAACCGTGTCCTTGGAGGAGATTACGCAGTAGTCGATCCCATGGACCCTTCTGCCATTTTATATCTCTCTGAAAAAGAGTATAAAATCCAGATTCGCGTTTCACAATCGCAAGACACCAAGTTAATTGTGCTTGCAACTGCAGGTTCCGACAAACGTAGCACTATCGATTATCATACACATTCTCAAAATTCCCCATTAAGACTCAAACGTCTCATGGCTCCTTTCTTGAATTGGCAGACATCGCAGCTTAACAAGCTGGCGACAGTTAATTCTTCGGGTGATGCAGCGGTGACCCTCTCAGATGAAAATCTGAGAGCCTCCCTAACCATGTGGGCTTATAAAGCCTACTTCATGGCGGGGGGGTCACTTGCACCTTCCAAAGGGTTTCGCAAGGCAACATCCCATATAGTCAAAGAGTGTCGACACATCTTACGCCATCAAGGTAGGCAGACTTTAATTTTAAAGTTAAAGAATGCACTGTTTTTGTTAAACAGGTACCTCGCTGGTCAAGATGGTAGAGATCCCTGGCTACTGGGCATACCGGTTTCATTATCACGTAGTGGGCTCCCGGCTCTGATTCCAGTGCAAATGCGCAGAAGAATCGCGGCCGGTGATCCGATTGCTATCCGTATAATGTCTACACTCCTCTCTAGCTATAAAGCTTTCGAGGGGACTCATAAGCACACAGCCCTGGATTCAGTGCAAGCTGCACTACCAGAGCTTTGCCCAGTTACTCTAGCAGGATTCGATGAATTCTGCAAAAAAGAATTCTGGGAAGTGCTGAAGAGTTATCACACCCGCAAGGGTTGGGATATGATTAGACAGGCGGACTTCTGTCTACCTCAGGACGGAAGACCTTATGTACCCCTACGGGCTGGGCCTAATAACCAGAGTGGTTTATTAGGGGCCCCAGCCGACGCTCTAGCTTGGACTCTCGCACCAGTAAACTGGCCGATGGTTTGGGCTAAGCACGTAGGTGATGACCGAATTCAATCATTGTTCGCTACTGTGGTAAAGGCCTTGGACAATGCTACGCACCGTCTTACTAAGCCAGTCCACACCTCAAAAGTTTCCATGCTACCAGAGGCAGCGGGAAAAGTTAGAGTAATTGCGATTGTTGATTACTGGACACAACGCCTTATGTCTCCCGTTCACGAGTGGATGATGGCAATTCTGAAGCCGTTGGCTACAGATGCCACATTCGCGCAAGAGGAGTCAGTCGAGCGGTATGCCACGGTCTATAAAGATCGGAAGCACTACTCGGTTGATCTCAAAAGTGCAACGGATTTGATTCCGATTACGCTCTATGAGGTGATGTTGAAAGGGCTGCTACCCCACGAAACGGTAGACTTATGGATAAGTCTACTTACTGATCGATGGTTCCACGTGCCGTCGGGTTCTAAAAAGAACCCTTCCCTTGCGCGACCCGAACTGCGAAGTAAAGATATAAGATATGGTCGTGGTCAGCCAATGGGGACTTTGTCCTCATGGCCTTCCATGGCCCTAGTGCACCATGCACTAGTCCTATTCTCTGCTAAGCGTGCCGGGTACGATCCGATGTTCTTTACTGAATATCGTATCCTTGGTGACGACAACGTCATGTGTAACGATGCCGTGGCGGCTATGTATCTCGAGGTTACAAGGTCCCTGTGTGTACCAACCTCTCCAGCTAAAACCTTGGAAGGCAAATTATTTATTTTTGCCTCCCAAGCCTGGCGTGAAGGAGTCTGCTTATCTCCGCTTTCTTTGAAAGAAGAAATCGGGATAAAAGGATTTAGTCAACGTCTAGAGATGGCACTACGTGCCGTCCGAAGAGGATGGTTGGAGGACACACCTACTGTAGCTAGATTCTTACGTTTTCTTATCACACCCCAGGCATATGCCCAGAGTTTGAAAGAATTCGCAAGAGGAAAATTGGGACATATAGCCCAAGCAGCCTTGATCAGTGCCTTCGGAATCGAGGGGCGTCTATTAGATGCCTTAGGATTCCGGGGGTCCGGGTGTAAGACGCTCTTGTTGGCAATAGCTAACAAGTGTGCGGCTCTGGCCGGAGACCGAAGCTCTTGGACCTCACCATTTAAGGTGGGCCTAGGGGAGATCAACCGAGTCTTTGCTATCCATATAGTGCACGCTGCACTAAAGGAGGCAAAGAGGAGTGTTGATGCCCTTAGGGACTCAGCATTGTTTTTTGCTGAGTGGCGAACGGGGTTCGCTATCACCGGAATGCTTCCGGGAGACTCCCGGAAGGGTCCGAGAGGTAGGGCGATCCTCAATATTCCATATGCCGAAGACTTAGACAACCCTGTCTTTCGTCTCTTAACTACCGATGAATCTTTTCGGCGGTTAAAGTGGAGTCTAGATCAGGCCACATGGCCCGTAATCGAAGACTCTTATACGGCCATCTTCGGAGTGCAGTCGGCGGACGATCCGCTCGTGACTGACTACGAAGATTTAGAGGAATTAGAGGACGCCTATGGGGGAATGACATTTAGTTCCGATGATGGCAGACGTACGTCCGCTGTCACGGGGCGATGTGTAAACATCCCACCCATAGTCCAGGAAACCTCATCGATACTTTCCGACCTGGAAAGTATCCTAAAGGGACTAATGTCCGATGACCCTTCTCCAATAGAAGATGTAAATATACATCTAATTTGGGAGGGGGTTGATGAGGCGCTGACGATCTTATCCAAGATCGCCAGGCTACCAGATTTTTCTAAGCCTCAAGGTCTCTTCGAAATTAATCGAGAGCCCGTAAAGGTCGACCTACTACGAGACTGGGTTCGACGAACCCGTCTAATGCACCGAGTGATCGGGCATTGGTCTTTACCTCAAGAGTTTTCAATTCTTGAGAAGGACCCGTCGCTAAATTATATGGATCCTAATAACTTAGCGTGTCTTGACGACTACTCTACGGAAGCGTAGAATAAAAGGATTTTTCCTCGACTGACTTTAGATTATAAGTCGGG